ATCAAGAACAATAAGTCTAGAGCAAGAGTTGTTCCAGACGATGTTCTATTAGCAACACACAAAGGTGCTGCACAAACAGTCTATGGTTTAGTCACACATTCAATGCCTAAAGAAGTTCAAGGTGGCATTTACGTCATTCTAAATAATCCAGAAAATACGATTGTCGTGATTGATCCTAAGACTAATAAGCCATATAAAGACACACATGGTAATATTGTTGTGAAAGATTTTAAATACTTAACTTTAAAAGATCCAGGCAAGCCAGCAAAGAAAGAAATTGAAATTAAAAAGCAACTTCTCACTTGGATTAGAGACAATACTCCAGAAGGTTCTGTCGATACATCAGATTTGGATAAGCTATGAAACGATATAAAGACATGATTAAAGGAGCTACTCTTTCAAATGAAGAATGGGAAGAGCAAGTCTACGGACCAGAACTATTTGAAACACTACAACAAGTAGATGGTAAGTGGGCTTTAGTCTCTAAGAAAACTGGTAGACCTTTACGATATTACAAAGGTGAAGGAAAGCCATCTGATGCATGGGTTGCACAGCAAGAACGTGAAATACAATATTTTAAACACATGGGACACTAATGAGAAATTTTCTTGGACGTGACGGATTTATTTGGTGGATTGGTGTAGTTGAAAGTATAGAGGATCCTTTGAATCTTGGTCGATGCAAAGTTAGATGTTTTGGATATCATCCACCAATTAAAGATAATTCTGTTTCGACAGAAGATTTACCTTGGGCCCTTGCAATTCATCCACTAAACACTCCGAATCTATATGGTACACCAAGAGTTGGTGAATGGGTGTTTGGTTTTTTTCTTGATTCGGAAGCAGCACAAGAGCCGGCTATTTTGGGATATATTCCGGGAATTCCTAAAGAAGCATCAGAATACTTTGGAGTGAAACCAAATCTAACTAGAAACTTTGATATAGTTAAGCAAAAAGAATCAGTTGTTTTGGATGTAAATGGAACAATAATTGAAGTCTTAAAAAATGGCAATCTAAATATAAAAGCGAATACACACTTAACAATATCTTCAAACAATATTACAATTTCTGGAAACGCAATTTCAATATTTGCAAACAATACTCTAAACATTAGCAACACTATCAATATTACTAAAACATCTTCAGGAAATACTGTTCTTCTTCATGAAGATCAAGTTTCAGTATTTGCACATCCATTGTTTGATGGTAACTATGTTGATATTGGAAATAATACTGTTAATATCACTAAGAAGTCTACAGGAAATACAATTCTGATTAAAGAAGATCTAGTATTAATTAAACATAGAAAAAATGGATACGGTACAATTATTGTCGATGAAAATTCTATTATTATCAATAAACCAATAATCAATATTACTGGCGAAGTATACGCAATGACTGGTAGCACATCATTAAGTATTACTGATCCAGGAGCTTCGTTAACACCAACTTCTATTGCTGCTGGAATTGAAGAAGCTAAATTATTACCAGTACCACCCGAATGTTGTAAAGAGAATACACCTTAAAGTATTATCTATAGACGGTCAACACACTGATATTAACACTTGTCAAGCACTCTGTCAAATTTAAATTAAGGATACTATTATGGCAAATCACGATAATCTAATTAGCATGTTTGAAACTTATCTTTCAGAAAATCAAAAGTTTGAAGAAAAAGGAAATAAAGCTGCTGGTACAAGAGCAAGAAAAGCATTAGCAGAACTTTCAAAGTTAGCAAAAGAACGAAGAAAAGAAATTCAAGAATTAAAGATTATAGAAAAATCAGAATAAATAATACATATGGCTATTGTAACTTTTTTTAAAGATTTACCTTTAGATTTTACTCCTCATCCTGTGAGTGGAGACATTCGTCCAGTTATAAATGATATTGCTGTTAAAAGATCTATATTAAATATAATGAAAACTGCTAAAGGATCTAGACCATTTTATCCTGAATTTGGATGTTCTATTAATAGTTTTTTATTTTCAAATAGGGATCCATTTGCTGAAGATTCCATAAAAGACATGATAAATGATGCTCTTCTTAAATTTGAACCTAGAATTGATGTTCTTAGAGTGCAAGTCATATATGATCAGAGTAATAATGACACAGAGGTTTATATAAAAGTCGAATATAGAATAAAAAATACCAATTTAAGCTCATCAGTAACAACATCAATTACCAAGGTTTAATAAATGGCTGCAGATAATAATTTGAAAGTAAATGAGTTAGATTTCAACTCAATCAAAATTAATTTTAAAAATTATTTGAAATCTCAAGATGAATTTAGAGATTACAATTTTGAAGCATCTGGTATTTCAACTCTTCTAGATTTACTTTCTTACAATACATATTATAATGCGTTTTATTTAAATATGGTCGCATCAGAAGCATTTCTATCGACTGCACAAAAAAGAAATACTGTTGTTAACTTAGCTAAATCATTAAATTATATTCCAAGATCAACAAGCGCAGCTAAAATTTCTGGAACAATTACTGTAATTGCAGCAAATTCTCCAACATCAATTACAATACCAAAAAATACAGAATTTACTGGACAGATTAATGACTCAACATTTAGTTTTTTGACACAAGAAGCGATAACAGTTTATTCTCAAGAAAATTACACTGGAAATGTGATATTAAAAGAAGGAACACCTATAACTAGAAGATATGTTGTATCTTTTATAGATCCTGAACAAAGATTTTTAATACCAAATCCAAATGTAGACACTTCGACAATTTCTGTTCGTGTAACAAATTCAAGTGTTGATAGTGCAACAAGAACATTTATTCAGCCAAATAATTTAGTCGAAATTAATAATAACTCTGGAATTTATTTTTTAGAAGAAGTTGAAGATGGTCAGTTTGAAATTAAATTTGGGGATGGATCGTTTGGAGTTTCTTTAAATGATGGAAATATTATTACTATTGAATATTTAGTAACAAACGGCAAAGATGCAAATGATGTTTTAAATTTGACTTACAACGATTCTATTCTTAATGTGACAAGTATTAATTTTTCTGCTTCAGATCCATCATCTGGAGGATCTGAAAGAGAATCAATTTCATCAATTAAATTTAATGCTCCTAAATCATATACGGCACAAAATAGAGTTGTTACTGCTGAAGATTATAAAGCTCTTTTATTGAAGCAGTCTACTGTAAATTCTGTAATTGTGTGGGGAGGAGAAGATAATGATCCTCCAGAATATGGAAAAGTTTTTATTGCAGTTAAGCCAACTGTAGGAAATTCTTTGACAGCTACGGAAAAAGAAAATTTAATTAAAACTATAATAAAACCAAAAAAGATTTTAACTATATCAACAGAAATTGTTGATCCTGAATATATGTATCTTTTAATTGATATTACATCAAAATATAACTCAGACGAAACATCTTTAACTGAAGGTGATTTAATTTCTTTAATACAGAATGTTGTTAGTAATTATAATTCCGTAGAAATTAATTCTTTCTCAAAATATTTTAGATTTTCAAAATTAAATCGCTTAATAGATTTTGCAGATCGATCAATTTTAAATAGTGATTTATCTATATCGATGAGAATCGAACAAAATGTAAGTTTAAATGTGCCGACAAGATATGAAATTAGTTTTTCAAATCCTATTGATAATTCTACAGAAGGAAGACCATCAACACATCCATATGGTTTTGGAAACAAATTAACATCAAATTCATTCGCATACAACGGCTTTGAAGACTGCTATCTTGAAGAAAATAATGGAATTCTTAGAATTTATAGAACAATTCGTGGTTTAACTGTTGGAGTATTAAACACCGCTGGAACATTAGATTATACAACTGGAAAAATTATTTTAAATTCATTTGCTCCAAGTTCATTTTATGATGGCAGTAGCACTTTAAAATTGACAGCAATTCCAAAAAACAAAGATATTTTACCATTAAGAAAACAAATCATCCAAATTCGCGATTCTGATGTAACTATAACTATGTTAGATGACAAAACAATTAACTTATTAAATAGATAAAAATGTATAATCCGAAGTTCAATCCATCTCTAAAGGTTGACTCGTTTTTTGGAAATAATTTCTTTTTAGAAAACGAAAAATTTGCACTTTTTTTAAAAGCATATTATGAATGGCTGCAAACTACAAAAATTACTTTTATCAATAAAAGTGGAAATTTTATTAGAAATGAAACTATTGTAGGACAAACTAGCAAATCTACAGGAATAATTAAACAAATTGCAGATGATGAGTTAATTATCTCATCGAAATCAAGTTTGCCTTTTGAGATTTACGAAACAATTAGGGGCAAAACATCAAACGCCACCGCAATAATTAAAATTGTCAAAGATAATGTAATAAGAGAAAGTGGTCAACTATTAGACAATAGAACTGTTGAATATTCTATAGACAAATATACAAATTACCTTAGAGAAGAACTATATGAAAGTATACCAAAAAATTATTATGGAAATAAAAGACTTCTCGCTCTAAAATTTAAAGACTTTTTCGAATCTAAAAGTAATGAACAGTCTTATCGGTTTTTGTTCAAATTATTATATGACCAAAATGTAGAGTTTTATTATCCCGGCGAAGACGTTTTAAGAATATCTAATGGGAAATTTGAGCAAACACAAATAATTCGCACAGCTGTTACAAGTAGAATTTTTGAGTTTTCCGAAAAGACAATTCATGGAATAGATTCGAACGTTTTCGCAAACGTTATAGATATTAAAAAGTTTTTTGTAGGATCAAAAGAAGTTGCTGAGATGACGCTCAAATTATTGAGTGGAAAATTTAGAGCCAATGAAATCATTGTAGATGTTTCTGATGATTCTTTAAGAACTACAATTTATGGAATAATTTCTGGATTTGTCATCAACGATGGTGGATCCGGTTATAAAGTTTCTGATAAAATTATTATTTCCGGTGACGGTAGTGAAGCTGAAGCTATTGTATCATCAATTCAACAATCTCCAATTAATTCATTAAAAATAAATTCCATAGGACATGGATATAGATTAGGAACGCAAGCATATATTAATAATTTTGAAACTGGCGGATCTGGATTAATTGTTCAAGTAACAGAATTAGCAAATACTTACACAGCTATTATTGGTGCAAATACATATACTCTTGGAGAAATTTCTAAAGTATCTGTTATTAATAGAGGTTCTGGATATTATAAAAGTCCAACGATTACATTACAAGATACAATCGTTTCTTCCGCTGGTTTTTTAACAGACAAATTAATTAGAATTGCTAATCCAGGAACAAATTATGGTGTAGGAAACACTCTAATTTTTACTGGTGGTTCTGGTACAAGTGCTGCTGGTGTTGTCGCGTCTATTGTTGAAAGTACAACATTTGATCTTTTATTTGAAGACGGGTTTCAAATGAAAGCTGACGGAAGTTATTATGATATCATTAAAAATGAAGATTGGAAAGTTAAAGGTCCAATCAAAAGATTAGAATTAACAAATTTTGGAACAGGTTATACTTTAACAAGTCTACCATTAATATCAATTTCGACTACGACGGGATCTGGTGCAAGTTTAATTGTTACTGGAATACAGGGAACAAGTGCAAACGTTTCGGTAGATACTGCAAATAATATAGCAGGTATCGGATCAATTCGAGCTATTAAAGTTAGCAATTTTGGAATAAATTATACGAATGCTAACGTAAACGTATCTACAGTTGGAGATGGCAATGCAGTTTTAACTCCAATAATCTCCGGTTCAGGCGTTAAAGATGGCGAATGGAAGAATGATGATGGAAAAGTTTCATTTAAAAAAATTCAAGATTCATATTACTACCAAGACTATTCTTATGTTATTAAAAGTGGATTAACATATAAAAAATATTCAGATACTATAAAGAACATTATTCATCCTGCTGGTTTACAATTTTTTGGAGAAATTCAAATTTTTGGAGAACTTGATGTTCATTCAGATTTTATTGTTAATAATATCAATAGTCTTAAAGCCGAATTAGTCTCCAATATCATTCGATTAGGAATTTTAGATTCTAAAACGAAATATGTTTTGAGTTTTAAATCTGATAAGGCCTCCGCAAATCTTACCATGAATTTTGCAAATGGTATAACAAATTTGCTTACTGGCCCAACATTTAATGATCCATCAATATCAAATCCAATAACGCATGAATATACATTAAGTAATCAGGCGGGAAAGTTAGTTCATTATTATCAAAGATTATTAGAGGAATACGCAGAAAAACAAATTTCATTTATACAAAATGAAAGAATTGATAATTATCTTGTTAGAGTAAATGATTTTGTTGATTTATTTTTAGACGCATCGATGTCCGAAAATGATGCGGTGATATTAAAGTTAAATCCACTTGTAGATATTCCCAATTACGGAAATATAATTAATAACGTCACTAAAACTAGAATTTCGAATACTGACGTTTTTATAGCAGATATACAAAATAAAACTGTAGTATCATTTGAAGGAAATGGATTTAGATATACATTATTCGAAGAAGAAATTTTAAATGATTATGCAAGTTCGACAATTTCTTTACTAGAAACTACTCAATTTGATATTGTAAAAAATAGTGTATATGATAAGACGATCAAGGCTTCGCCATCACCACTTG